GATGTCCAGCCAAGGAACGTATTGCCCAGTTGCGGAGTTTAGATAAATAGCGTTATCCGCAACAAAAGACGTGTCTGCCTTAGGGATACTTCCTACAGATATATCTAAGGAGTAGTTATTTGCGTAACTGTTTTGAAAAACAATCATGCCCATTTTGTCCGTGTCTCTATGGGCTAGTTCTGTATACCTGCCTGAGCCTATAAGGCCATATATTTCCATTGGGTCCCTCTCGGGCTCTCTGATGTCTAGGGGGCCTTGGTTTACGGCTAAATAAATATTTTGCTGCTTATTACCTAAAATAAACGAGTCGGAAAACTCCTTGTTTGCGCTGCTTGGAACATTATAAGTCAGAACGTTGAAACCCATCCTAGTTTCATTATTAAGCCCCTCTAGGGTGTGGGTGATATTGATGTTGATGTCGGGCGGTTCAGTGATTACGCTCTCATCAAAGGATGCGCGCCCGAGCACGCCAACGTCTTGGCGTTTGACTTGAAAATCATAGGATACATTTTGAACTCTATGTATTCTTTTTAGTATTTCAATTTCTTCGCCGCTTGTACCCGTAACAACGGGGACGTTCTGCTCCCCGCTAACTAGTCCAAAGAATAAATCTTGGACATTGTATATTACTCTGTTTTTCTGTAGGTTTTCTTGTTCGGCCATACATAAACTTCCCTATTTTTTGCTGGCGTACAAAATACTCGCTAAGTAATCGTCTATTTGGTGCTCACCAGCAATTTCCCTTATTTCCTTAATCCTGTCATGGTTGTGGTCCATGGGTTTTTTGATATACTTCTTGATATTCTTATCCCAGTCTTTCACCTCTTCATTAGCTATGATTAAACAGGTGATGTCCTCGGCTATTTGTTTTTGTTTTTTGCTGAGCCTTTTAATTTTATGCTCTTCTCTTAGTCCTGCTTCAACCGATTTAAACAGCTTGTTTGCTACCGCCATATTTTCGGTTACTTGAGCCAAACTAAAGCTGGCGTACCTAGACTTCTCGCCGTCTCCTATCGGAGATTTGTTGCTTTGGTCTTGGGGTGAACCAGCGGGTCGTCCAGCGGGTTTTCCTGGTGGTTTTGCTCCGCCTGGTAGGTTTGGCGGATTCTTTGCAGCCTCCTTGGCTTTCTCTCGTCCCATTTTTTCTTGAGACTTAATATTTTCTTTTTGCAGCTCCATTTGCCCATCGTGCTGTTTGTCTGCTAGTTCCTTTTGTGTTTCGGGGCCACCCATAAGCGGCTCGTATAAACCACCACCTCTGTGTTTCTTGAACTTCTTTTGGGAATCAATTGACTCTTCCGCTTCAGGAAGCCTTCCGGTTTCAATCGCTTGTATACCCTCTTCCGCAGTAAGAACGCCGACTTCAATTAGTCTGCCATAAATTCTCAACAAATTAGTATTATCTTTAAGTGAGATTTTATTAAAGTGTGGGGTGGGATAACTTTTAAATCCAACCTCTTTAGCTATACGTTTAATTTCTGGTATCAGAAACTCGCTCAAAAAGATTTTGCGACCTTGAGCCAATCGAGAAACAAATAAATCAACCTTTGCGTTCTGGTTGGCGAATTTACTTTCACCGACTAAGATATTATTTAAACCAAGTTGAATATCCCTGTCCACAACCTCATACTTCTTGGGGTCTAGAAGGGCGGAAATATTAGGCACTACAAATTCGGCTCTAGTTGTATAATCAGCAATAAGAACTCTTCCTACAGATTCATTCTCAAAAAGAGACTGCATCGCTTGAAGATTTTTTTGGTTTACGCCGCCCTTGTCGGGCTCTGCCCCCATGGTAACAACCAGAATAGCTTGCTGCATGGTGCGGCTAATAGCCATATCCATTTTCTTGAGTTCGGCCTTCCAGTTAATATCTTCTAGAACGGGAAAGCCCATGGGTACAGCAAACGGCTCGTAGTCTTGCTTTTTGTAAAAAACCGCGTTAATCTTTTCTTTATCTAACTGAACCAAAACCGAAGAGGTTCTTTTCTGTTTAATTAGTTTCCTAGTCTTTTCGTCTAGGTTATTTAAAATCTGTATGTCCTCATCGGTCCTAGGGTTCCTTAGTCGTTCCAGCTCGTAGTCGGACATAACTTTATAATAAGTCCCCGCGTGAAAAGACGCCGTGCCGCCCAGCTGTATATCCGCAGGGTTAAGAATGATGTACTTAGCGGGTAGCTTAACATTTTTTGTAAATTTTTTGGTACCGTATACCTGAGATACTTTAAGCGCATCTTCATTCGTAAGGTTTGCGTCAAACCTGTATAGGAATACATTACCAGACCTAAAGTACTCCCTAAAGTACCTATCTTGTAAAGCGCTTATGTTTATTTTCTTGTAGAAGGCCTCAAAGAAGTCTCTGGATTTTTTATTGCCGCCCGTGAAGTAGACATCTCCAGTGGAGAATTCTGTCATCAAATCAATTACGTTTCTAAAGGCTGAAAAATTATAATAAGCCTTTTGACACAGGATAACGGTATCCCTAACGTCTACGTTTGATTTATTGGAAACACCTTTTGAATACTTGTAGGGGACAAGGCCCTCGTCGATATTTTTGAACCGGTCTGTTCTAATAATACCTGAAGCCTTGTTCCTGCGCGTCCTCGTGGCTGTCTGCGTAGTGCTAGCTCTTATCTCTCCCGCGCTAGCCATAAGCGGAATAACCTCCTCGACTTTCTTTTTCCTTGTACCTGCCATGATAATAAAATCTAGTCTAATTTACACACTTATTATAACATTTTGGGCATAAATGTTGTTGTGTCTTCTTTTGGTCCCGCCATCATATCATAATAACTCTTTACCGCCCAATTGCCCAACATTAATGTCGTGTAGTTGTCCTTACGGGCCCTATTTTGCGTTGTGTCGCGTTTTAAATGCTGGGGAAGGTCAAAGGTCTGCACGCCCTTTGCAGTGCTCTTAACCTCAATTAGCGCGCATTGTTTCTTAGTCTGATATATAAGGTTATCCTGATTTTCAATTAAGTCAAGTATTGTTTCACCATTCTTGAATTTTAGATTAAGATGTTGATTGGTGGCTCTTTGAAAAGCGTCTGGTGCTGGAGCCAACCTAGAAGCAAAGCATAGTTTTTTGTGGTCAATACAGGCTTGTAAGTATTCATTGGCATTTCTGATGAAGTTGGTGGTGAACACCTGCTTAAAGCACTTGACCCCGCTTTGTTTGTTGTATGTCCTTCTGGCCTTGCGCAGCATTTTCTCTTCGTCTGTACCCTCCTTATCAGAATCAAAATCAAAAAATTTCATTTTCTTTTTGGCAAAAGATATATTTTCATTGCAAGAGTCTATAAATTGATACCCCGCGTTATCAATGATTATCATTTCAATATTAAAGGCGTCAGTAATATAATCCAGATACGCAATGTGGTCCTTAAGGTCTCCGCCAGCCACGGCATAGTTATGAACCAACGCGCACGTATATGGGTTTTCTTCGTCCAGCTCCATAACTGCCATGGCAAAAAAGTCAGAGCTTGGACTGTTGGAAAATGAAGGGTCGATACCAAGAATATATTTTTTCTGGCCTTGGCCCTTGATTCTCAATACCGGAAGTTCTCCGTCAGGTATAGTGCACGCATGCATTTTTTTAGCGCTATAATAAGAATCCGAGCCGTCTGTAAATTGAGCACAATACTCCCTCTGAAAGCTTGCGTGACTTTGGCCCCCACCTTGAGCTTCCTCAATAATGATGGGGTCAATCATATCCGGAGGTAGGGATTCATAGCCCAGTTGGGATATGAAGTAAGTAGCGTTACCCTCTTCTTTGCCGTAAATTTTTTCTATCCATTCCTTATACTGTCTATATAGATTTTCGAAAGTATAGCTAGCAGAAGAAAGGGCAATCATTTTAGAAGTGTTTTCAAATACTATTCTATCCTTCTCTTTCAAAGACCCCTCAGCAATTAGTCTGTCTTCCACTTCTCTGACTTGCATTCTTTCTTTTATATTTTGGGGAGCTACCAAGAACGGCATGAGAACTGTGGTGATGATATCTTCTGGCAGCAAAAGATACTCGTCGAGAACCAGAACGTTGGCGCGGAAGCCGCGAATCTTTTCTCCGTTGAGGGGGATAGCCGTAATAGAGCCGCCGTTAATTAACCACTCGAATTGGTCGTTGCGTTTAGTCTTCGCGCCAAAGCATTGGGCGAGCAGTTCCGCCTCCTTGGAGTCTACCAGTTTTTCTAAATGGTTAAAAATAAATCTAGCAGTACGAAAAGTCGGCCCAGCAATTAAGATTTTAGTTCCAGGCTCAAATAAGCACTGAAGAAAGCAGAAGATAGACGCGATAAAAGTCTTGCCGCAGCCACGTCCCCAAACGCACATGGAAAAGTTTCGGTTCATTAATGCTTTAAGGGTTATCTCCTGATAGGCCGCGAGCTTAACTCCGGATACGAGCTCCGTAGTAAGGCCTAAGTTTGCTCTCATAAATTTTGCTAAAGATATTTTTGCTTCCTTGTCGTTGAGCTCTCCCCTTAGGGACATAAACTCATCGTTTATATTCGGAAGCTTTTTTTCGTATTTTGGGGGGCAGTACCACATTATAAAATCTTTGTATCGTAAGCCAACTGTAAATCAATTTTTTGATAAATACAATCACAAGTAAATATTTTTTTAATCGTTTTAGCCGCCTCGACGCGACCTTTAACGAATAAAAATTGGATATGAGGATAAGCCTGTATAAGCTTCCTAACATTATGGAATATGTAATCAGGGGTCACCTTTGTTTTTTTGTATACGTGGGGGAGATAGTTGAACCCCATGCAGTTACTAAGGCTCTCCTCTACCAACACGACCAACTGTGCTTCGGCTTCCGCCGCTCTTTCAATTTCTCGCGTGAACCTATCGTACCCACCGCTAAGCGTACCGATGAAGTCGCCTATAGCTTTTCTTTCTATGTAGCAGTTACAAGTAGCCTCTCTATTGCTAAAAGCGTAGTCTCCGAATTTTAAGGTTCTAACTTCGGTGTCAATGTCTTTAAATTTTAGAGGACGCTTCTCTCTGGTGTCTATGTATACTTTGCTGTCTGGGTCGTCGTAAATATTTCCGTAAGTAATTTTTTGTGGGTTATGAAATTTATTTTCGTATCCCAACGACTCGCATAGCTCATAGTAGCTTCCGAACAGCTTATTGTAGTAGTGGATAGGCGGACTCAGAATAGTGCGTAATTCGACTTGGGTTGGAGAATAAGTTAGGTTTTTCTTTTTTTTGCGAGCCGCCAATAGGTCGGAGCAGTATTTTTTAGTCTCTTCCTCTGACGACTCCTTAAGCCACTTTTTTAATGTAATACGGGAATTAAAATCGTTATTAAAATATTGTTTTTTATTTTTGAATTTGATTATAGAACCGTCGTACTTGTCGTGACGAGCGAAATGGGTTTGATAATATTCTGCCACCCTCAACTTGTGAGCCTTGATGTGCGCGTGAAGCTGTTTGTCTCCTAGGAATTCCTTTTCGCATATTATACAGTTAGCCATTTAATATTTCGTCCTCGCTTATGCCCATCACCCTAGCTTTGACCTCATCCATTGTCGTTAGCTTTTTGACTTCGGCTTTGATGGCTTTTTTTCTTAATTCGGCAAGTTTAATAAGTTTTAGCCTTGACTCCTCTTCTTTCCATATTTCTATTAGGTTGATTATGCTGGCGTTGGCCCTAATTTGATTTTTAAGTTTATCAGAACGCTTTTCTTTTAGGTCGCTAAGGAGCTTGTGTTGTCTACCTATGCATTGGTTGTATTCTGTTTGGGCTGCGCTGATTGCCTGCACTAAACCCATAGCTACTCTTCTGCCCTCTGTATCTTCCGCGGAAACATCAAGCAGTTGTTGTAGTCTTTCGGAGCGGGCCTGAATAGTGGAGCCGATAACAACTTCGGTAGCTAGTACAATATATTGGTCAACTTCTTCTTGAGACAAATCTGATTTATCATACGTATAACGAACAAAACAACTTTCATATAAAATTCTATCAGTGTTGGTGGTATAGGTTTCTATTTGATGTATGAATCTATAAGTGTTTAAATAACCCATTAAGGCTTCTATACCCCTACGATGTTTTGGGCTAATTTTTTTCTTGTCAATTTTTGGAGCAATATACAGGTTGGCTCGTATAAAAGTCTTATCAAATGACTTGGGCGCTACGTATGTGACGTCGGGAACATCGGCCGTGTCTTGAGCTATGACGCTCGGGTCCAAGGTCTGGAGATAGTCGTTAACCGCCCTAGCCTCTGCGTGCAGATTGGTGATTGTTTCGTCCTCAAATATCACCCTAGCTAAATGTACAGCAGACATAAGACTAGCGTTATTTTCTATGAATTCTTTTTGGTCGTCTGAAAGCTCTATAGATTTAGCGTGGTATACGTGAGCACCATCAGCTGCCACACCGTGTTGAGCCAAGTAAATCTTAAGTTCTCTAGCTTCTTTAGAGCGTCCGTCGATGTCGTCTCTTTCTGGGTAAGCGACAGCAATCAACTCAGACAAGGAGGGTGGGTTTTGTTCCCCTCTGTCCTGCCATAGCTGTAAGGCGTTAAGATGCCTTTGTTCTAGAGATAATTCGTGCATCCTTAAAAGATATCAATTTCCTCACCTTTTAGCAAGTTTTTTACTTTTTTTATTATATTTTTCTTTATGTTCTTAATCTGCTTGTAGCCTGGTTGCCTATTCTTTTCAGTTGTTTTATAACCCATTTTCTTAGCTACCTTTTCCTCATCCAAGAACTCTATATAAAGATATTTGTAAACCAACCACTCATTAGGTTTTAAAATTTTATTCATTTTACGGTGAAGTTTTTTAGCTGCGGCTTCTATATCACAATTATCGGTGGGTATACAATGGACTTCTTTCGTGTGATTTTCTAAAGACAGGGGTAACTTCGCGTCGTGGGCGCGTTTCTTGGTTTTTTCCCACTGAGCGTATAAGGGGCAAGCGTTGCATTGGGTCTTGTAAATCAAGCATAAGTCATCCCCTTCTGCCGCCGCGCACCTTAAACATGGTCTAGTGAAGTTTCCGTAATTGTTACGAATCAGATTTTTAATTTGATTTGTGATGATTCTGTTAATCCAAGGGGCCAGGGGTTTCTCTTGGTCATACATATTCCATTTTTTAAAAATATGTGCCCTAAGAATTTGAGACACGTCATCGAAATCCATCCAAGCTAAGGCTGTAAGGCTCCACTTGCTTCTCCTTTTGATTATTTCGAAGTCAATATCAACAATACATTCTTCAAATGATTTTAACTTCTTTTTCTTGGGCATTACTGGTCATCTTTGAGTCTCCTTGTCGGCCCCGCCTCTTTTTGGAAGTCTTTGAGGAATTCTTCGCTTGCTTTTTGTTGGGCTTTCTTACTCATCCGTTTGGGAGCTCTTTTGGGTTTGGGCCTGATGGGTTCTTCAGGCGTCTCGTCAGGAGTATTCATTATATCCCCTAGCGTTATTCGTTGGGTTTGGTAACCCTCTATTTCCACGTTTAAACTTCCTAGTGAATTTTCAAATCTGTTTTCTTTAAACTCTTCCAAATCGTCATCTTCTTCTAGGAGAACACCTTGGGTCTCTTCTGTTTGGTTTTTTTTTGAGGCGGTCCCCACAAAGGAGAAACCGCATTCACTGCAAAAATTAGGCTTTTTTACGGTATAGGCGTTGGGGTGACCACAACTTGAACAGTACAATTTCATAATTATTATAAAATAAGGCTATAGATTGTCAAATTTTAATGTAATTATAAATACACATGAAAAATAAGCCTTTCGTGTTTAGAACCGACAAACAAGTTAGATATGAGCTTTTGCTTAAAAAACCGCCGAAATGCTATAAAGCAGAGGGGTTATGTTACGACCCATCAGAAAAAATACCTAAGATTTTAATCAACCCAGACCAAACTGATAATCGAGTTTTAAACACAATTATTCACGAAATAGCTCACGCCTTCTTTTGGGAGGCGTCCGAGAAAACTGTAAATAAATTCGGGAATACCGTGGCTAGGCTTTTAGCTAAAGAGGGCTGGGCAAAGGGACCCCAGAAGAAACCTGCGAAAAAAAAGAAAAGGAAACAATAAGAACGAACAGATTATCACTGTTCGTATTTTTTTGTTTTATAATTAAAAATAATTAAAAAAAATTATTCCATATCGCGAAACTTCCTAACTAGGAACTTAACTAGTTCGGAACGCATGATATCGTCCTCGTCAAATTCGAAATAATAAACTCCATGCTCCAAAGCCTCGTCGTCGCTGAACATGGCGCGAATCATGCTGTCGCAACCACCAACAAGATTTGGATTCTTTAAATCTGTTTGCATGGGGTCGGCCAGAACAAAAGCCTTACTGCCTTGACCCAGTCGGGTAAGAACAGTAACAATTTCTTTTCCCGTGCTGTTTTGCGCTTCATCGAGAATAACGCACTTAGCTTCCCAATTCATACCCCTAGCAAAGCTAACGGGGAACATTGATATCCTACCTTGCTCTTCTAGCTTCTCGGGTTTAACTCTTATAAGTAACTCATCTAATTTATCCAAAAAAGGTAAATTATAAAACTTCAACTTCTCTTCGGCGGAGCCCGGCAAGAAGCCTAAAGAGTTTGCGCTACTCTCTACTGCGGAACGCAGGTAAAGAATATTATTGATTGTTTTCATATTGAGCATCTGCAAGGCGCAATAAACGGACAACAAAGTTTTAGATGTTCCTGCGGGGCCATTTACGAAAACCACCCTCGTTGAAGGGTGAAGGGCTATCCTAAAAAATTCTTTTTGTTTATCTGTCCATGGGAATTGATTAAGTTTAATTTGTACGTTAATGGGGTTTGGGGCTCTGTATCTTTCTGACGATTTCTTGGTGAGTTCCTCAACAATTTCTTTGCCCCCCCTAATCTTGATTATACCTTTGTCGGTACTAGATTTTTTAGCTGACATAAGTTGTTGCCAAATATTACACATAAACAAGTGTAATAATGAATAATGAAACCTAAACTTATGAAATGTTTAGCTTGGGTGCTGGCTATTTGTTTTTTAAATTCAGGATGCATTGCTTTTCATCCAGACAAATTAAGGAAAAAAGACGGATATTACATTAAACACTTCGAGTCGTGCGGGCCAAGAGCTATACGGAACGCGTTAATACAAGTAGACAACAGGCTTTACGTCCGCAGACCTGATTATCCAAGCAGCGAATCTATAAGTAAGGATATTCAAGCAACAGGCAACGCGAGTAGGTTAGTTCTCTCGCTGGCCCACCATGATGCACTTTTAATTACGTGGCCCTGCGAAATCAAAAAGTACTTTACAAAAAAGGGTTATAAAGTAACAGAAACAAATTTAAGCTCATTAAGCCGCGAAGATACCGCCATCATCCTTATGAAAGGAAACATATTTAAACAAGAATGGCATTGGGTTACCTACCCTAGATACTCCAAAGAATCTATAAAAAGCTTTTACGGTTCCAGTACTTCAATAATCAAAGTATTTAAAATTAGCATCGATTAAATTTCCTTATGCCTGTCGGCTGGGTTAGCTGGACAGGACTTTATCTCAGTGCTTTCTCTAATTGCATGGTATACGTACCTATCTCCACCCGCACACCAAGCCTTGGTAATCTTAAACTCTAAGGTCTTTAACATTTCTACAACACACCTATGGTTGGGGCCCCACCAGTTTGTGGCATCGTTAGCCAGTTCTTTATTCGGATAAAACATCATCACGGGCCATTGGTTCGGAATTTGGCTAGTATGAGTCTCGACAAACAATGTCCCACCCTCCTTAACCAGCTCTGCGACCTTATGCAAACACAAATAAGGAAACTTCATATGATATAAAACACCAGGATACAAAACCACATCAAAAATACCCAAGTTCTCTGGAGACGCTTTCATAATATCCATGGTCACATACTTAACCTTTGATTTATAAATTTCATGGGCAAGTTCAAAACCAGGCTTTGTACCAATATCTAAAGCTGTTACCTCCTTAGCTCCGTACCCTTCTGCCAAAAATGAAAAATACCCATCCCAAGCACCAATATCCAGCACCGTTTTACCTTCAAACATTTCTGGGGTTAATTCCCAAATTTTACCTTTTTCTTCTGCTGGGTCTGGGCCACTGGTAATTACTCCATCACCCAAGTCCATTCTGTGCCACCACTTAATGGCTTCAGCTTTTTCTTTCTTTTCTTTTATTGTCATTGTGAAAATGGAGCGCGTGGTGGGCCTCGAACCCACGACCTTCTGCATGGCAAGCAGATGCTCTACCAATTGAGCTACACGCGCATGGCGGGAGTGATGGGATTCGAACCCACGACCTCTGCCGTGACAGGGCAGCGTTCTAACTCTGCTGAACTACACCCCCTATAGTTTATAAAATTTATGCTTACCGATTATAATAACTGGCTTTTTTCCTTTCACCCAATAAGGATTGGCATTAATATTACAAAAATGATTAGCGCCGTTTGTAACATCCATAAGTACTGTACCTTTACTATTTATACATCTAGCTAGGTATCTAGCATACATCATGTGTTTGGAGTCCCATAGGTGATATAGCTCTCTTTCTTTTTTGAGACGATAGTTTCCTTGTTTATCAACGCCATTCCAAGGGCTAAACTGTTTTTCTTCTAGGCATACTTGAGCGGGGGTTATTTTGTCCTCCCAGCTTCTCCGTTGTATGACACAACCGACCGCAAACATTCCAACTTTTCCTTCTCCACGAGCTTCTCCAAGAATTGTTAGAGCTATAATACGCTCATCTGGGGTAAGAACTTGGTCAGCTAAACCCCAATATGGTACCAACAACAAAAAAGCGATAATTTTATTCATCCTATAATAATAACAGACTCTTACTTATAGGTCAATATTTAACTTTCTGCACATATCACAAAAAAAATCAACATGCCCCGATTTAACCCTTTCTTTCGCTGCGCGAAGCTTCGCTACAAAAGCCTCTTTCTTATATGCCCTTACGGTATGAATGTCTACCTTGACACCGGTCTCAGACATCTCATTAAGAGCATATAATAATACAACTTTTTCTTCATCGTTTAAATGGTCTATCTCATGTTTGTATATCACTTTTTCCAATTCTTTGGGTCTGTCATATCCTTTATCCTTTTGTTGCACCACGCCATTACTACCAAGGCTATAACAAAATTCACAGCCATTATTGCCATCGCTAATTTCGTATTATCTTCCATTGATTATGATATGAATACAAGTTGCCTTTTTATAAATAAACATAATTATAGTTCCCGTTTTCTCGGGGAGATTGATGTGAGACACCCCCCCCACATCTTTTTTTGCCCTACCGCTCTCTTTTTTTGGAATTGGGCGGGGTATGGGGGGCACTTTGGGACCATATTTAGGCCGATGACCAGGTTGGGTCACCAGTTCATGCCTACGCAGACACCCCAAGCACACACGACCACGATGAATAACGGGAAAATTTCCATGATAACCTTTTTTTTTCGTTGTTAAAATTTAAAGAAACCAGCTCACCGGACTTGACTTTTGAAGAAAGTCGGAAAAATAAAATCTACCACCCCACTTTTTCGTCTTTTCCATCTTTTTTAGTCAAAAAAAGTCAATTTTTTAGGTTTACCTGATTTATTCGTAATCGTAGGACGTAATTGGTGCTTCTTCCATCTCATTATAGATGGCGTCCATCGTTGCTATGTCTTCAGCTGTCACAATGGTCGTGTCTATCATGTTGCTCTCGTCGTTGCTGTCGTACACGGGCACGTCCTCACGGGAGGAGTAGATAGTAACGTGCTTGTCGAGTGTCTCACTAGCAATGCCAAGTAGGTCAATGTAGTTCTCGGTAGTGTGAGAGCGAGTAGCAGCAAGGTGGCTGCCTATCCATAGTGTGTAGGTTGCTTTGTCGTTTTCTTTCATAATCTTCATGCGTACAGTATAACACGGGGGGTAGGACATCCGTAGTCCTACCATTAAACTTTCTCAATCTTCTCAATCACCATCTCAACGCTATCCTCTCCACGTGTCCACGTGCTGCCGTTCTTCTCAACGATACGGCGGGCGTGGCCCTCATCCATCGCCTTGATGAATACGCTGCTGCTGTTGGTGAATGTTACTGTGAAAATGCTTTCTTTCTTTGTCGCTGTCATTGTTATAATATACCACACAATTTGGCCTTTGTCAATAGCTGGAAGGGTGTTGCCGGGGGTTCACCGGGCTGCCCGGCAAGTAGCCCCCAGCCCTTGACAGGGGGGCAATTGTGTGTTACATTGTAGTATGAAGTATGAGACAGGAACCATCGTAACTCACAAGCGTAACCCACGCTGGCGGGCCGTAGTCATCAAAGATATATTCCCTCGCCGCACCACATGGGGCTTGGTAAAGGTTTGCACCTTGGCTCCCAACATGACCCGTGGCAAGGGCTTTATCACCAATATGCCCAAGACTTTACTTAAAATTAAGGCTTGACAATCAGCCTCTTTTAGTTCATAATATACACAGTAAATGGAAAACGTCATTAACAACACCGAGCCAATGCCATCCACACCACAAGGCGCAAATGGTAAATGGGAATGGGATGGACACACCACCGCGAGGCATAAATCACTAGATGGTGGTGAGTGGCTACTCAAAGGCGCGTGGCGTTGGGTACAAGAACAGAAGAAGGTGCAAGCCCCTCTTGCTAAACAGCCTGTTGCTATAATAGCTAAACAATTCAAGCCTACTGCTAAAGATAACGTTGTAATGGAGAAAGCGTTTAAGAATCTGTTTATCCTTTGCGGTGCTATCATTGCAATCACCTTAATAACAATAATAACCCTCTAATAAACTATTATGAAAAACCTAAAACACATGAAACAAGTAATGACGCCATTTGGTATGATGGAGAACCACTCATACAAACCAGAGAAGAAACCAACACGCAAAGAGCGTCAACACCTCAACGCACGGTACGCCAAGCACACATGGTATCTTGAACTAGCCATTGCTGCTTGTCTCGGTGCGGCTCTCGCACTCGGCTTTGTAGTCGCTCATCAAATGATTGTCACAGAATGGGCATGGTAACTGCTATGGAAATACTACCTTTAATTATCTTTTGCGTCTGTATGTGTGCAGCTATGTGTGGTTACGATAGCCTACAATAAAAAAATAATATGTCACCTGACCAAATACTAGCAACCGTCGCTCTAACTACCTTTGTAATCATAATGACTTGGCTGCCATAACATGAAACGTTACTTCGTAGCTGATTGTGATAAGGATGGCGAGGCTATCTCTGAATCCATCTTTGAGACACCACCACCACCTACCATGCGCGCAGTGCTTGAAGCTTTTGGCTTGGGTGTTGCTATCGGGGTAGTTATAACAATTATAATAACATGACCGGGCAGCCCGGCTGAAAGTAAATCCTGCGAGGGGATGAAAACGACAAAAGCCCCCCGCAGGATAACAAGGCGTATTACTCCGCAAGGGAGTTGTCTGCTTGAAGCGTTAGCGGCGAGTGGGTCTCACTGGCTGCGCTTAACGTGTCAAGCTGTACGTCTTGCAATTCATCTTCCCAGCCATATCCCGCTGGTGGCATAACCTCATCAAGTGCGCGTGTGCTGCTAATGATGTAAGGCTTAATCTCGTTGACATCTACGCTACCCCACTCACTGAAGTCACCCATGACATAGCCAAAGGCGATACCATTAGAGTCGGGCTCTTCTAGGTAATACTCCCAGAAGTTCTGTGTGATGATGTGTAGGCTAACCTCAAATCGGCTTGAGTGTACCATCTTATCGTTCTCTACTTGAATAATGTTTCTCATGGTTTTAATATAATAACAGATGCTTTAGTTTATGTCAAGGCTATAATACACTCACATATCATAGCTAAAATCAGCCTGTGTGGGCCTTGATTCCCACTGTACGCTATTCCGTATCTTAATCTGAAACAACGTGTGGCTGTGTATCACGTCATTCACTATACCCTTAAGGTTAAGCATACCAGTGTGGCTTATAGGCTGACTAGCACACAGTACGTCATCCACGTATAGGTCAAGGCTGTCACGCTGTAGGCACACAGTCTTATCGTATACCCTCTCTCTTCTAGGTTTATCGTTTTTCATAATTCCTCTATCTATGGTCTTGCACTACACTATTGGCGATTGGGCCAAGGTCAGGCTCACCCTTAGCCATGGTCACGTCAGGGGTGAATGACCTACGCCCTTCCATGATTGCAATCTCATTACGCATCCACGCACCGTTTCCCCGTACACTTTTCACCACTAGGCCGTTTGGCATGATGATTGGTTTATCGTTTTTCATAATCTCTATAATCCTCTGGTTATACTCAAATAGAATGAGCCAAACATTAATACAATAACACTTATAGTTAATATCAATTCCATTTTAATAAGCGTCAAATGTGAATGTCTCGCCCTCATCATAAGAGTAAATCTCTTTAGTCTCTCCATCCCTCTCAATGGTGAATGTGTCAAGGGTAGCACCGTAACCATCAAAGGAGTGAATGTTGGTGATTATCCACATATCCCCAGCACCGTTTAAGTCTAACCATCCGTGATGCAGGAACTCTCCTGTAGATGGAATCCAAGTTGCGTTTTCTTCTTTCATTATCATAATCTCTATACCTTAATTGTACCACATAGGGTGGGACATCCATAGTCCTACCGGTTAACTTTCTTTTTCTTATCGTCTGCGTGGTTGTGGCTCCACACTGTTTCTTTTTCTGCACCGTCTGCGCTTACGCAGCAAATCTCAATGCCGCCAACGGTTAGCCCCGCCTCACGTCCGCAGCGCATTAGCTCGGCTGCATCAATCAGCATTGCGTTGAATGAGTCGCGGCACACCACAAGGGAGTTGCACATATCGCCCAAGTACCAGAGCTCGTAGGTTTGTTTGTTTTCTTTCATAATCTTAAAGGGTTTCAATGTAGATGCCCGTTGCCAGTATAACAACAAGGGAAAATATAAAGAGTAAAAGGAAAAAGTAAATCTCTCTGTAGTCGTCTTTCATTGGTACAATATACCACACAAAAGGGGTCTTGTCAAGGGCTGCCGGACACTTGCCGGGCAGCCCGGCCGCTACAGGTCGAGGCCACCTAAATCGTCGAGTTCTTCTGGCGGAATAAAAAATCCCGGCTCCGTGTCCCAATTAAAATCAGTTTGCTTATCTATTTGAATTGCTTTCACTATCCCCACGGGGTCAGGGTCGGTACGTATTAACGTAGACAATACGCGCAAAAGTTCAAAATCTTTTTTGGGCGGGTAAGCCCATCGCTCACCGTTCCAAACGCCTGATTGTTTTGTGCGGCTGTTTTGAAAGATAGCAAATTCTGGAATAGGTTTCATCTTATATCTTTTTTTAAGGTTTTAATAATAATAACTCCCGCCAGTGCAAGTATAAATAGTTCCATAGGTTTTTTTACTCCCTTCATTATACTAAACACTTGCGAGCTTTGCAAGCCTTTTGATTTGTTTTAATGCTTCACCCGCTGCGCTTCCTTTGGGTTGCACACCATGTAACAGCAAAGCAAAATTATCTTTTCCAAATGCTGCGTGGGAATCGTCGTGGTCTATCTCTAAACCTTTGTCGGCTGCCTCTTGCTCACTATAAACAACAAGAGCTTCCTTCCATCCGTGCAAGTCGATTAGTTCATCAAACTTGCCACCACGAGAGGCCGTCAACACTAGGTTTTCTGGCAACGCGTACTTTTTCATAAAGTGAAGGCTTTTGCTGTAAGAGTAAAACACCTTGTCAGGATTTCTCTTGGCAACTTCAATCCATGCTTGCAAATACTTTTCCGAAAAGTAATCACCGCCAACGTGAACACGCATTACGTCAAACTTCTTTGGCAATGACTCGCAAATCAAATCAGCTAAAGCATCAACACCATTTTTTAGCGCGTCTTTAATCAATTCGAGGTTATGCCACACCATTTCACGCAATGACGGATAAACGGCCTCTGCGCTTGCCATGAAGCAACGGAACTCGGTATCTTTTCCGTCTGTCACTTTGCCCGTCACTCTATCTGCACGAGACAAACAATCTTTTGCGCCTGGGCAAGTGTAGCCCGCTGGGAGTGTGAATGTTTTTAGTGTCACGCCTAAACGCTTCACCATCTTTTTTAACTTGTCGTTGGGGTTTCCGAATTTCAATAGGTTTTTCATAATCAGTAATAGTAGTTTAACAGATAATAGCTTTGGTGTCAAGCTTTAATTTTTGGGCCTCGTCCGTCGATTGTTCCAAGTGAATAACAATTCAAATTCAAAACATCAACAGCGGTTCTCCTGTATGCTAGGCGGGTGCAGTTGTTTAATCGTCTTACGGCTAAACGC